CACGGTCGCAGGGGCGAATATCCGTGGGCCACAGGGCGAACGGGGTCCGGCAGGCGCGGATGGTGCGCCCGGACCGGCAGGCCAGGACGGAGTACAGGGTCCGGCTGGACAGGACGGGGCGCAGGGGCCGGCAGGAGCCAACGCCACCATCAACGGGGTAAACGCCCTCACGCTGAACGCAACAGGCGGCCTGAGCGGGAGCCAGAGCGGCGAGACCTACACCATCAGCGGAGCGGGGAAGCTGGACGCGCCAGAGGGCGGCACCACTGGCCAAGTGTTGACCAAGACCGACGATGGACAAGCGTGGCAGGACGCGCCGGAGACGGGCATGAGCCAGGACGATGCCGATGCAAGGTATTTGAAGCTGTCCGGCGGGACGATGACGGGGGATATTACCCTAAAAGACAAAGGATTCATTGAAAATGCGAAGGGCACTTTGGGATTTGACGGGGTAATGATTGGGCAGAACAATCCTTCTTCTGGCGGGTCTGGATACGCGCGCTTAGAAGTCCAATATGGCCGGATTATTTTCCTCCCGCAGAGTGATGAAGCATCTAAATATGTCGCTCTATCCTTAAACGGCTTTAATCTGAACGGTATAGATATCCTCAACTGCCCCACCATTGACGCGCTGAAGTCCAAAACCGCCACGGTGACCCTGACCACGGCGGGGTGGACACAGTCCGGGGAGCGGTATTCCCAGTCGGTTTCCTGCTCCATTGTAAAGACGGACTCTCCGATTGTCCTGATTGACGCGGCGCTATCCGGTACGGACCTGGACGCGGACGCGGAAATCCTCAATGCCTGGGCTGGGCCGTCTGCCCAGAAAACCGAGCAGGGGGATGGAACATTGACGTTTTACAGTGTGGAGGTTCCGACGGTCAATATCCCGGTGAGCGTGGGGGTGATTGGGTGATTGTGTCAAGCAGGCTGTTTGATCCGGTGACCGTCGTGAACTATGTGGACTACATTGAGAGCACCGGGACACAGCACATTGATACGGGTATTCAGGCCAGCAGTGTGTTGAGAGTCGTGTGTGATATTTCCGGTTTTCCAAAGAGCAAACACAGCCAGGCGGTATTCGGAGGCAGAACAAGCGCAAATTCAGCAGACCTGTTTGGGTTCCTTGCGGCTCAGGACCTTGGAGCGTACCGGGCGGATTACGGCGCAGTGAAGTCTGCATATGCGGCAGACTATTCAGGCCGGTTCACCATTGATATGAACCGGAACGTCACTACCTGCACGGACGGCCCGACTGTGACCGCAACGACGGCTCAGTTCACCAGCACGAACCATATATTTTTGTTTGCCTACAACACAAACGGATCGCCTCAGAACCGAGCGACAGGCGTAAGACTATATTCCTGCAAGATTTACGAAAACGACGAGCTGGTCCGGGACTTCCGGCCCTGCCTGAACTCAGAAGGAGAAGCGTGCTTGTACGACAAAGCTACAAAGACGTATTTCCGGAATGCCGGGACAGGGTCCTTCACAGCGGGGTGACACGATGATTTTTTCGACTTGCGGCGTTCCGGCGGAGAAGGACGAACACACGCTCCTGCTCTTGCACTGCGACGATTACAGCGACAGCTCCATGTATGGGATAGAACTGATGGATAAAAGCGCCCAGGTGTCCACAGAGCAGAGCAAATTCGGCGGGAAAAGCATGTATTTTAACGGTTCGACACGGCTTTCCATTGACGATGTGAGTGCGAGAATCTTTGACTTCGGAACCGGGGATTTCACCGTCGAGGCATGGATTTATCCAGAAGAAATCAGCACGGACAATTTCATTTTCAGCGGAAGCGCCGATGGATCTTTTTTCTTTGGACGTCAAACGGGCAACTTTAATCTCGGAATTGGCCGTACAGGAGTTCTTTGGGACAGCGTTGCGCCAGTTCCGATGCAGGCAAACACATGGTCCCATGTGGCGGCTGTGCGAAGCAAAGGACAGGTCTCTCTCTACGTGAACGGAAACCAAACAGGGCCGCTTGCAAACACAAACGCTTATTCTATGGCGGGATTTATAGCTTGCATCGGGAGCCAGGGCACAAACTATTATTACAAGGGCTATATGGACGAAATCCGGGTATCCAATGTGGCTAGATGGACCGAATCCTTTGTGCCGCCCACACAGCCGTATAGGGGGTGACAAGCCATGATTACAGCATTAAAGCGGGGGAGACCCCAGAAGGCAGTCCCAGCCGGGACCACCTGGACCATCACAGAAAGCGGCCAGTGGGAAGTACCCGCCACAGGGCAGTATCAAGTGGAGCTGCACGGCGGCGGTGGCGGGGCGGCTATCGATTTTTCCGGCGGTCAAATGCCAAACTACGGAGCGTCTGGAGGCGGATCTGGGGAAGTTTACACGTTGTCATTGGTGAAAGGACAGAAGATCCAAGTTGTTATCGGATCTGGTGGTGCTGGCAATAGGAATTGGACTGGATACGCTGGTGGAGAAAGCTCGTTTGGATCTGTCTCTATTGCTGGAGGTGGCGGCGGTACTTGCTTGAGTGGAACTCTGGTTGCAGGTGGCGCCGTTGGGACATTAGCAACGTCTGGCACTACCGTTCACGCATCTTTGGGCGCAGGGGGGCTTGGGAATAAGAACAAACCCAACCAAACCTATGGAAACGGCGGGAATGTATTTGGTGGAAATTATGCAAACTCCGGACAACCCGGCGCGGCAATCATAACATTTTTGGGAGCGTGACAATATGTACTTAATGATAAACGGCACGAAACACACCGTTTCCCGGCGCATCCTGACCGGAGACACCGTCAAGTATCTCTCAGTCACGCCGGAACCCGTTGATGTGAGCGGACTGATCTCTATGTACCGGGATGATGGATTTTTGCTTTGCGCGGATGATGCGGCAGGGTATGAGCGGACGGTATACAACGGCACTATCCTGACCCTGACCAACGCCCCGGAACCGGAACCCCAGCCCGAACCGGAACCCGTGTGGCACGCCACACAGGCTCAGATGGACGCATCCGTCAAACTGGCCTCCATGTCGGTGATGACCATGAGCCTCACCGCCGACGAGACGATCACTGTGGCCGCCCTGTACCCCGACTGGACAGAGGGGACATACGAGGTAGGAAACATCCGGCTTGCCCTGGGCCAGCCCTGGAAATGCCGTCAAGCACATGATACGGAGACCTACCCGGACATCACGCCGGATGGCTCTGCGTGGAGGACGTTCTGGGTGCCGTTCCACGGAACCACCCCGGAAACCGCCCTTAGCTGGGTGGAGCCGACGATGGCGGAGGACATGTACAAATCCGGGGAGTACATGGTGTGGACGGACGGCCAGACATACAAGTGTGTGAGCGATACCAATTTTAGCCCCGAGGATTACCCGGAGGCGTGGGAGGTAATTGAATGAAGCAAGATATTTGGAAGCGCATCTCCACGTTGTTTAGTGTAAAGAGCATTGTCACCTTGGTCTTGACAGCGGTATTCGCCTATATGGCGTGCACCAACCAAATCAGCCAAGACTTTATGACCATCTACGCCGTCATCATTGCCTTTTATTTCGGCACCCAGAGCCAAAAGGTGCAGAATGTACTAGACGGGGAGGGATAGCATGAACCTGCACCAGCTCTATCTGACGGAGAATGATTGCTACAAGCGGGGAAAGTACATCACGCCCAAGGGGATCATGGTCCACAGTACCGGCTCAAACAACCCGAACCTAAAACGCTATGTCGGCCCGGACGACGGCCTTTTGGGCGTGAACCAGAACAACAACCACTGGAATCGTCCTGACGTGGGAGCCTGTGTTCACGCCTTTATCGGAAAGCTGGCGGACGGCACGATTGCCACCTATCAGACCCTCCCCTGGAATATGCGGGGCTGGCACTGCGGGGACGATGCAAACAGCACCCACATCTCCTTTGAAATCTGCGAGGACGACTTGACAGACCCGGAGTATTTCGCCGCCGTCTACCGGGAGGCGGTGGAGCTGACGGCCTATCTTTGTGAGATGTACGGGCTGGACCCCATGGAGGACGGTGTAGTAATCTGCCACGCGGAGGGAGCCAGGTTAGGCATTGCCAGCAACCACGGGGACGTGGAACACTGGTTCCCCAAGTTCGGGAAAAGCATGGATGATTTCAGGAATGATGTCAAGGAGGAACTTGAAATGGACAGCTACGAGAAATTCAAGGAGAACATGGAGCGCTACCGTCAAGAGCTGCGGGAGCAGCCGGCCAGCGACTGGTTCCAGCAGCAGGACCAGGCCGCTGTGGAGGCTCTTGGAATCTTCAAGCCTGACGGCGCGGTGACCTATCCCCAGGACCTAATCACCCGGGAGCAGGTGGGCGCACTCTTCGCCCGGTACGATGAGCGCCGTGGGTAAGCGGCTCAAGCGCCGCAAAAAGCTGGAGTGGCACAAGATCATTGCAGTGCTGACCATTCTGTCTGGGTTCGTCATCGTGCAAGAATGTCTGGCGCTGATGTATCTGTGTATAACAAACGGCTACACCTCCGCAGCAGCCTGGCTGACAGCCGGGGTTGGTGTGGGTGAGGCTATTATCATAGCTGGCTGCAAGGCTTACTTTAGCCTCTGCACCAGCGACCACAAAGAGGGCGGAATCACCTTCGAGGCGGCCAAGTCAAAGGGCTTTATCGAAGATGACAGCGCATCACCATCACCACCCATTTGAAGGGAGGGCTACCGTTGCCCGATTGCGAAAAGAACTGTGTTCTAGCCGCCCGCGTGGACCGGCTGGAAGAGGATATGAAGTCCGAGAAAGAAAACAGACAGAAGACCCACTCGGAGATCTATGACCGTCTGCGAAAGGTGGAAAGCGATCAGGCGGTCAGCCGAACGAAGCTTGACACCATTACGGATAAGCTGGACAGCCTGGACGGGAAAATGGACACCCTCCTGAGCAAGCCGGGTAAACGCTGGGAGGCCGTTGTGGCGGCGGTAATCTCGGCAGTGGTGGGAGGCCTGATTGTGTTTGTGATGACGAAAATAGGGCTGGGGTGATGATATGCCGGGCAATCTTCTAAACGCGGATATCTCCTTCCCAGATCTGACTGGAGAACAGAGCACACAAGAGAAGTTCCGGCTGGTGGAGAATTACCTCTATATGCTGCTGGAACAGCTGCGGTATTCCTTCGGCAATATCGGCATGGAGAACTTCAACGACTCCGAACTGGACAGTCTGGTCAATCTCATCACAGAGCCAATTTACGTCCAGTTGGAGGACGAGGCCGGGAATATCGCCAGCATTGCCGCCACAGCGGAACAGCTCGTCTCCCGCATGACCGACGCGGAAGGGAATATCTCTGTCCTCCAGCAGACCTCCACCAGCATCATGAGCCAGGTGTCTGACTTGGAGGGAAATGTCTCCACGTTGCAGCAGACCAGTCAGAGCCTCACTGCGCAGGTGTCCAATGTAGAGGGGGACGTTGCCAAAATCTCCGTGACGGTCAGCGGGATCACCCAGTCTGTTTCCGATTTGGAGACCGGGATGAGCCAGACCCTGCGCATCTCCCCCAACGGCGTGACCATCACCAACGCCCAGGGGGACGCAGTCACGATTGACGGCGGCCAGATCAACGCGACCAACCTGAATCTAACGGGGGCTATCACCTGGAGCGACCTTGCCAGCGACACTCAGGGCGAGATCAACGGCGCATACAACGCCGCCAGTTCAGCCCAAAGCACGGCCAGCAATGCGTATGGGTTGGCCAGTTCCGCGCAGGCCACAGCGAACTCGGCGAACAGCACAGTCTCCGCTTGGAAATACCTTGGGACGACCTACATTGACGGGACCCAACTCATGACCGGGACGGTGACCGCCTCCACACTGCGGGGCGGGACAATCGGAATCCTGAATGATTATGGATCGCAAGTTGGATATATCACAGTTGGCTCCAGTACAACGACAGGGTTGCAGTTGATTTCTGGCGGCAACCTGTACCTGGCATCCGGTAGCTGTTCCATTCAGATGGTCAGCCGCAATATGTCGGTGTCGTGTAATAACTTCTGCCCATCCGGCACAGCGGCCAACCTGGGCAATTCTAGTCTTGGCATGTGGCAGGCGGTGTACTCCTATACGGCGGAGATCCAGACCTCGGACGAGAACATCAAACACGATATCGCCGAGATGCCACAGAAGTACATCGACATGATGGACGATATCACCCCCGTCGTCTACAAGATGGACAACGGCACCAGCGACCGATACCATACTGGATTCATCGCCCAGAACGTCAAGGCGGCCATGGATGCTCATGGGGTGTCCGACCTGGAATTAGCGGCATGGTGTAAGGACGTGGACACAGAGGGTAATGAGCTGCAAATGCTTCGCTATGTGGAGTTCATCGCCATCATGTGGGCCAAGATACGCCAACAGGAAACCCGAATCAAGAAATTGGAGGAAAACAGAAATGGATGATATCAAAAAGGAACTGAACAACGCCTATAAGCTGCTGGGCACCCTGACGGTGAGCGGGGACGCGGTGGACATCCTTGCGGCTGTTCGGGCATGTATCCGGGGCATCTATCAGGGGCTGGATCAGCAGAAGGAGGAATAAGCGTGGCGCAGGGGCTTCCTTCCATGACATATGCCGACGGCATCAAGAAATACAGGCAGACGCAATTTAAGGGGTATAACCACAACCTCTACGCCCAGGACGGAGAGCTGTGGGACATGAAGAACCTCACCAGCGACTACTACCCCCTGCTGTCTCCCAGGCGGCCCCGGTATCTCTACGCCACCCTGACAAAGCCCAATGGATTTTACGCCAAGGACGGCCTGTACTGGGTGGACGGAACTGGATTTTACGCCGACGGGGAATTGAAAGGAAACGTGACCGACACCCGGAAGGTGTTCGCCGGGCTGGGCGCTTACATCATCATTTTCCCGGACAAGGCGTATTACAACCATCTGACGGGGGAGTTTGGGAGCCTTACGTCCACTTGGAGCGGAAGCGCGAAAATCCAGGACGGGACCTACGCCGGGGAGGAAGCCGAGGCAAACACCATCTACGCCCAGGGGGCGGACTGGGAGAGCAAATTCAACGTGGGGGACGCGGTGACTATTGCCGGGGCCGTGACCCACGAGAGTAACAACCAGACCATTGTGATCCGGGAGATCGACGGGGACAATCTTCGATTCTATGAAAACTCCTTTACCATTGGTGAGGGGGGAGACACGGAAACCCTGACCATCTCCAGAGACGTGCCCGACATGGATTTCATCTGTGAAAACGAAAACCGCTTATGGGGCTGCAAAGAGGACACCATCTATTCCTCCAAGCTGGGCGACCCCTTCAACTGGAATGTGTTTGACGGATTGTCCACCGACTCCTACGCGGTGAACGTGGGCAGCGCCGGAGACTTCACCGCCTGCTGCTCTTACTTGGGATACCCGGTGTTCTTCAAGGAAGAGATTATTTACAAGGTCTACGGGGACAAGCCCTCCAACTACCAGGTGATGAGTTCGGCCTCCTTGGGGGTAGAGGCGGGCAGCCATTTATCCCCCGCCATCGCCGGAGAGGTATTGTTCTACCTCAGCCGGGCCGGTGTGGTGGCCTATTCCGGCGGCATCCCCCAGAACGTGGCCGCCCCCTTCGGGGTGGAGCGCTATCGGAACGCCGTGGGAGGAAGCGACGGGGTGAAATACTATGTGTCCATGGAGGGGGCGGACGGGACGTGGACCCTCTTTGTGTTTGACACCCGAAACAACCTGTGGCACAAAGAGGACGCGCTGGAGGCCGTGGGGTTCGGCTGGAACTCGGAACTCTATTTCCTGTCCGCCGACGGAAGGCTGTGGATCAACGGAAACGCCCGGACTGTGCCGGAAGATGCCGTCAGCGAGGGTCCGGTGGAGAGCGTGGCGGAATGGGGCGACTTTGTGGAAGATGACCCGAACAAAAAGGGGACGGCGAAAATCCAAATCAGGATCGAGCTGGACGCGGGGGCGCAGGTGACGGTCTTCATGCGGTTTGATTCTGACGGGGAATGGAAGGACGTTTCCACACTATCCACGACGGTGAAGCGAAGCTTCTACCTCCCCATTATCCCCAGAAGAAGCGACCACTTCCAAATCAAAATCACTGGGACCGGGCAGTGGAAATTGTATTCCCTGGTCCGGGAGAGCTATTCCGGCAGCGAACTCAAGAGTACGCCGGGCCGCCAGTGAGAAAGGAGATTTTATGGCATCCAGATTTACCTATGACCAGTTCCAGCAAGCGGCGCAGAACAGCGGGCTTTTGGGCCAGTTCTCCCAGGCAGACCTGCTGAAAGCCCAGCAGAACCCGGACTTTGGTATGAGCATCCTGACACAGAAGCAGAACTATGCCAACGCCGCAACGGACGCGGAGCGGGCCGCCGCCAACCGCAGGGCGGAGGAGCTGCGGGCCTCCTATGGCAACTACACCGGAGGAAAAGACGGGAGCGGGTTCACCCTCACCCCCCTGTCTCCCGGAAGCTTTACCTATGACAAGGCCCCTACTTATACCGGAAGCTATGACAGCAACATCAACGACCTGTGGAACCAGCAGTTAAACTATGGCTCCTTCACCTACGCAGACGCGCCGACCTATACCAACCGCTATGACGATACCATTCAGGAACTGATCCAGGACATCCTGAACCGGGAGGACTTTTCCTACGACCCGGCGACCGACCCCCTTTATCAG